TCCTATATAAAGCTCTTGCATCTCGCTCACCTTTAATTTTAAATGTTAGAGTTAGAACGCGGGTTTAAAAATACATAACGGATTAGCAGGATTTCTTGTGAAACTCAACTCAAGGAATCTTGCTTTGGTTATCTTACGCCAGCATCTGTTTTTGTCACAGACCTTTTCTGTACAATTTTGCACACCTCCAGGATACTCAATATGAATTGAGAAACTCTTGATACGTTCTGCTTCATTGTCAGAATGAATCGCTTCCCATATCCTTCGTGCTGCGTCTATATCCTTACGGAGCTTCACTATCACAAAGAACCCCTTTTCGTCAACATGAGTTTTGAGCCCATTCCACTCTGGGAGAATTTCTCCTACTTGTACACCACCATGTTCATTCATGACATTCCAGTACTTCTTCGGGGTCTTTTGCATTTCCTCCCACATGCCTTTGAGAGCATCAATGGTTATCTCATCACCTTCGAGGTCAATTGCGTCTATTGAACCATAACCATAAACTATCCATTCACCATTGGAGGACACGGACTTCATAGCTTCCATTTCGTGGATACTTCGGTCTTCAGAAGGAACAATTGCTAAGTGATATAAGAGAACGTGATCTGTAAAAGGACCATAATTGTTAAAGGTTACGTGTAGATGTTTGGGCGTCATATCGTAAGGAATATTGAAGTAATCACCAAACGCTCGATAGAGACGGAACAATAGGGCTTCGCGTTGAGGCTCTGATAAATCATCTCCACGTATTACTAAGTCCACATCATTACCCTTGCCGTGAACCGCTACTCCTCCAACCAAATATACAAGATCTCGGAGAAGAGCAGGTTGCTTAAAGCATTGCTGAACATCCTCTAAGGTGAACCTTGCTGTCTTGAGCCCACCATGAGAAGGCACTGGGAGATAAGCCTTCTCCATACCTTTCTTTGTTAATTTTTTTATTTCTTCTTTATCTAACATTTTACATGTAACCAAGTACACGTAGACGTTCCATTAAATTCTCTTTATCTTGGACTCTACCATATCGTTCTCGTGTATTACTATTCTCTACTTCCTTGATAATTTCATCAATAGTCTTAGCATCCGAATCGATAGGGGATGTACAAGGCTTACAACCTAAAGAACGAAAACGCTTATGATCCTTGGCGAAATAAAGAGGATTAACTGGCAATCCCTCCTTCTTGATATATCTCCAGACGTCAATTTCAGTCCAGTGTAAGATGGGATGAACTCGGTAGTGATCAGCTTCCTCGTCTATTGTATAAATATCCCAAGCTTCAAGAGGTTGTTCCCAAATGTCCCAATTAAAGTTCGCATCTCTTGGTGAGAAAAACCTCTCTTTATTTCTTACTCCATGCTCATCGCGTCGTATTCCCAAAAGAATGGCATCAAATTTATATTCCTTTATACACCTCTTAAGTGTTTCAGTCTTTAGTGTATTACAACACTTAAATCTTCCACACCTTGGATTCATTCCACTCTTTAATGCCTCTTCGTTCTTGGTTATTATCAAATCCAGTTCCCATTCCCTTGCAATTCTATCTCTGAATGAGTACATTTCACTAAACTTAAAACCCGTGTCTATGTGTATCACTGGAAAGGGTGTTTCGTCAAAGAAGGCTTTTCGACAAAGCCATAACAATACGGTACTGTCCTTGCCAGTACTCCATAATGCAGCTATACGATCAAACTTACTATAAGCCTCTCGTATCACGTATATGCTTTTCTCTTCAAGATGACTCATGCTCCCACCTTCCAAACAAATATAAAGGAAGTAAGTAACAACACCATAGCAAAAAAGAAGTATAAATAACTAATATGGCGCACTCGCTCCCATGCCTGTTCATGTATGAAATACAAGGGAACTCGAACTCCGTGAAAGAGAAGGGCAATCATGCTTGCTGTCTCAACATCATGAGTAAAGAGATACGAAAAACAAAGCAACAATAGTATTCCTAATACTCGCCAAGTAAAGGATTTAGTCCAACTGCGAATTAATCCTTCGTTCATTTCACTTTAAAATGTGGAACTCTCGACAGGATATTCCTTCCTTCTGGGCAGTCCTCTGAGTGTCCCCAGCATCCAAATTCTCCAAAGAGTTCACCATGATCCGCTATTAATATCAAAGGTCGTGGAAGCTTGTCTACTCGTTTAGTAATGGCTCTTAATGCAAAACGAAGATTACTTTCGTAGATCATTAAAGCTTTTTCTCTGCCCAATCGAGAATAAAAATATCCCTCTATACCAAAATGTCCAAGCGTTTTTGGCTTACCTTTCTCAGATTCCTCTATACAATCCTCTACTGTATCGAACCATATTTCCCAGTACTTTCTTTCTTGTGGAGGCATGTGGGGTGGTATAAGATGAAGGACTTCACGATCTCTATACCGAGAGATGAAGTCATCAAGATTATCTTCACAATAAAGGGAAGGCAGCAACACGAAGTCGGGATGGTTTTGAAGCATGGCAGTCGGATTAAATGAAGCTACCTTAAATTCCTTTATGTTTGAATTTTGATAAAATTGGGGAGTGTTACAAGCTCTGCTATCACGTTCCTCTAATTTTCCATCAAGATATTCGTGAATTATAGATGCAAATACATCGTAACGACAGGCGTCTAACAGTATATAAAAGTTTCCATGTTTCAATTCTAAACGTTCCACCATACACTTCCTCCATCACATATTCTAATCATCTAACGAGTTTGGAAGACATCATCAGGCAAAGCTCGATTCGTCTCCAACTTCCATCTTATATATCTATTCTTATCGAGGTTTCGTCTTACTTGCCAAGGAGCGTCATAAAACAAAGAAGTATAATCATCGCTATATCTTTGAGGAGCAATGCCTTTTAAGTTCCACTTCTTGAGGAAATATTCAGCAGATTTATCACATTCCTTTCCTGCTCGATACTCACGTATGTACTCTTTGTTCCCACCTGGGTCATGTACGGAGTAAATGGACGTACATATCCCAAACTTCCAATCTGTTTCTTTCTTGCATGTTAGATAGAAATCCTCATGCTCTCTGCTTATGATATAATGTTCATCCCACTGCACATCATTAAAGAGCTTTCGTCTGAAGAGAACTTGATTAGGAATAAAATCAAAAGGAAACATATAAGCATTACCATTAATAATCGCACGTTGTTTATCACTTCGCCACGTCTTGAAGAGTATTTTATTTACAATCTCGAAGTCCCAAGCATCCATCTGTGGAAGAGGGTTAAAAGCTGGCAGCCATCCCATAGCTACTCCTCCCACATCTTCGGGGAGCTGTAAAAGTCCATGTACCATCTCTAAGACTTGAAGAGGAACGTAATTATCATCGTCGATCATCAAGACGAAATCTGTGTTCACTCTCTCTATCATTCTGTTCCTTGCGGCTGCGAGTCCTACATTAAACGGAAGTTCTAAGAAACGAATAGTCACGTTTCTTTGATACTTGCCTATTACTCTTCTATGCCTTTCGAGGTACTCTTCAGGACCATCAAAAGAAACAATTATTTTCTTAAGTCCGGCAGACACTAAGCTTCTCAAACAAAACTCGAATTTTTCAGGGCGCATAAAGGTTTTCACAATCGCTGTTACGTTATCCATAATACTCACCCGCCTGGCGACATGCACCTCTTACATATAAAGTCTTTAGGAGAGGGTTTTCTACCCGATGCCATATCAACAAAGGTACGTCGTTTCTCACCCTCCCATATTTCCTTTAGAGTTTGGGTTTTGAGATTTCCAAAGACTGTTTCTCTGTTCCAATCCATGCAACAGGCTATCACGTCTAAATTGTAAAGAATGTGAATGCCACTCCTAAATCGCCAACAATCAAAGGGATACTCGGGACCTATTTCTCGATAGTACTCTGTTCCATCCCAATTGCACAGCCTTACGTTTCCAGCTCTGTTATGAAAGGTATAGTATCGAAGATGAACGTTCTCTAATGGAAGATTATAAGTTTGAAATATAGAGTTTAGGAAATGTTTCCAAGCACTCTGGGAATAAAAGAACATAGAACCATCACGAGACGCTCCTCCCGCTGAGTTAATGACTGTTCTAAGCTGACCATTGTTTATCTTGAGATATGTAACGATGCTCTTGAGGACTCTTTCAAATTTACCGGGTAAATTGTTGAGGAACTCCCATGTTTTCTTACTTGCTCCATGAAAAGAAATCCAAAGTTCAAACGTATCCTCACCATTATAATGAGTCACAGTTTCCACTATTCTCTTGGATAGTTTTTCTGTGAGGAGTAGACCATTGGTGGACAACTCTAATTTGCATTTAGGAAAATACTGATAAGCTAACTCCATTCGCTCAATTATTTTCTTGTCTGCAAATGGATCGTTCATCAAATAAAGTGGAAGCTTTTCTTTGTAATCACCAAGACAGGACTTGACCTCCTCTAAGACGTGAACGTAATCTTCATCACTCATATAGCCATGAGCCTTTCGTAGCCAACTGTCTTTGTAAGGACAAATGATACACCTCCCGGAACAAATACTCGTGGTCTGTATCTGAATCATGTTTATCTTACTATCCATTTTTCTTTCTCCTGCAGTTTCTGTTCCCGTCTGTCCTTGAGTTTATAAGGATTATAAGCCCAAACTTTGCCACTCTCTATTTCTGTCTTTGTTACCTCATAAATTATATGAGGCATTGAAATTGTCTCCCAAGCTGGCTTATGAGCATGACCATATCCCATAAGAAGCTTGTCAAGCATTGCAACGTAGCCAGCTTTTAGTGCTCTATGAAGAAAGTCTCTGTCTTCAAAACCCCAACCAGAATCGTACCTTTCATCATAACCATTAAGGTCAAGGTATAACTGAAGTGGTGCTACTCCAAAGGAGAATGTGAATGCTGGGTTCTCAATGTTTACATACCTAAATTCTCCACCTATCCCTTTTTGTGACATGTAATCAATGAATTTCTCTTCCTTGTTGTATTCTTGTGCTTTCTGTCCTATTATAAGAGTCTTTTGAGGATAACTCTTGATATCCATCTCTGCAACGTCAAAAAAGTCCTCCTTAAATTCTATGTAATCATCTGCACGTACAATATATTCGTGCTCAGCAAAACACAGTGCTGTATTGAGGGACTGAGAAAAGTCTCTATGCCACTTAAAGGGTGAATGCTCAGGTGGAGAGTAGACTATTTGTCTGTACCCCTCTTGACGAGAGAGGAAATCTTTTGTTTTTTCATTATAGTGAGAGTCAACTATTATGAGTTCACTCTCCGGATGTGCAGAAACAAATAGATATTTTAGAAGTTCGGGTCCACGATTTGTTGCAACTATTATTGAAAATTGCATATTGCACCACCTAAATTAAAGAATAATAGAAGTATTAGCCCAAGAAGAACTTGTAGCCCACAGAAAGAATTATAATCCATCTAAGTAGAGTGCCAAAGACGTAACCACCATAGCAGTAATGAGGTTCTTTCCTGACGTCGGGATTATTCAAAATGTTTGAATCTATACCACGCCACTCTGTAAGTCCCGCGTAAATTCCCATGATGAACGAGTGGAGTTCTGCATAAGTGGATAGAAATTCTTTGGCGTTAATCATGCCCAATCTCCTCAACCACTAAGATTAAATCTTCTTCTAACACGGCTCCTTTGTTTGTTTCCACTCGTACGGTCAAATTGTAGGTACTTCCAGACGTTCCATCTTTAAACCAAAATTTCACTGAAGTCTCATCGTAATCTGGATCTTCTATTATATCACTTGTTACGTCATCGCCATTTGAATTGTAACATCTACACTTTTGTATCCCCGTAATAAATTCCTTTGATGCTAATCGTGAAGAGAAATCAATCCGAAGATACTCCTTTTCGTTTGGCTGTTTATAACAACGATCTGGAATTAGCACCATTTCGCTTATGCGTCCTGACAACCGACCGTATACTTAACCTGCACTGTATCACCATTTGTCACACTTCTATCACCCTCATCAAATGTGGCTGCACATAGTAATGTGCCAGACGTGCCACCCTTCGTGTTATCTGTTGTCAAGAATGCACCCTTAAGAGTTGCACTTGCGGTTATGCTAAACGTAGCTTTGCTGGCATCGTTATCGAGCTGTCGAGTCGTGGTACCACTTATGCTACCATCTACAAACTCCTGTCGGGTTGACTCAGAATAGCTCTCATTCTCATGCCATGTTGTTCCATTGTTAGACATCGTCCAATTATCCGAAGGAGTATCCTGCTCGAAAAGACCAACGTAGAGAGGATCATTACGTGTGCCGTTCTTAAATATCACATTTAGAATGTAATCTCTTCCTTCCTGAACCCACATGTTGTGAGCATCGTCTTTCCACTTCAATTCGCCATCCTTATCATAGCATTCGATCTCGAACACACCACCAATACCTATCTTTCCACTCATATCAGTCACCTATTTCGTTTTAAAATAGAAATATTAAATGTTCTCTGCTTTAAAGATTAAGATTTTTTGTTGAGCTTTAAATATCTTAACGGGAGTAACAAGAACAACTTTCTTGCGTGTCGAAGATTCGTCTGTACTCTTAAATTCGGACATGGCATGTAGAATGGCTTCGAGTTTAGCTGTAACAGAATCTAATCCATGAAGAATATCCGAACTGTTCAAATGCAAAGTAAAATTGGGAGTAACACCATCTTCAGACTTAATCACGTCGATAGAAGAATTAAGAAACTCCAAACGGATTTCATTGTAGTCAGATGCGGAGAGTAAATCAGAAGCGGAAGCTAATATCTCAGCAAACAGAGAAGACGCACTACTATCGCTAATCTCAAGAGCTTCTAACGCACTAAGAAGGGCTTGTAAATTGAGAATTGCTGAATCAGAATTTTTAAAGACGTCTGCACTGTTTAAATGGAACGTGATGTTAATAGAGGAATTATCTTCTGTCCTGAAGAGATCTATTGAGGAAGAGGATATCTGAAGCGTGGCTGTATTCAAATCATACATATCGAGTACGTCAGAAGCTGATCTGAGAATGAAACCCAGTAATGAAGAAGCACTTTGGTCTGTATTCTTAAAGACTGATAAGGAATCAAGAAGAACTTGAAGGTTGCCAGAGACATAATCCGCTCCTTTAAGTATGTCATCTCCACTCAAGTGGAATGTAACATTAATTCCTCCACTATCTACATTCTTAATAATGTCTATGCTTGAACAAGAGAATGTTAAACGAATACTATTCAAATCTTGCACATTAAGAACATCGGAAGCTGAAGCAATAATACCCGCAAGATAAGAAGAGGTATCTTGGAAAGCAAGAATATCGAGTAATGCTCGTTCAACTGAAAGTTGAGAAGTTTCACCATCTGCTCCTCCAATATTATCCTTGCTTTGACATAGCATTGAAAGGAGTGACGAAAAGGAGTCTTGAGTCCCTAAGCTATCTAAACAACTAACCACATTTGGCAATGGATACGAGGCACTATCGATGGCGTGTAACACGTCCAGACAAGATGATGAAAACGAGAGAGAAAGAGTACAACCATCACTAACGTCTATTGAGTCAATTGCATTGAGTAAAAGAACAGCTAAAGAGACACTTGAATCCATCAATCCCAATGAGTCTTGAGAACGACAGATCGAAGAAAGAAGAGAGAAAAGAGTATCTTGACAACTCAGAGTTTCTAAGCACGTCGGAAAAATGTCTCTATGAACAGAAGAAGCAACTGAATTTGCAAGCGTGTCTCCACAAGTGAACACGGGTCCCTCCTCGGCTTGAGCGCCGCTGAAAGAAGGTTCTGGGGAGACGTACTTCCGAACAAAAACCCAATCAACCTCTGTTGTTGCATCTGGGCGATAACTCTGAAACATTATAGGTATTGCTTGTTCGCAGACATAAGTAGAATGAGTTGCCTCTAAGTTGTCATCAACTATAAACTTTGCCTCTCCTTCTTTCCATAATACTTCCCATATATGCCAAGCAGCATTATAGCTTGTTATGTCAGTACATTCTTGGTTTTCTGCATTACCGCTACACACTTTTGTTCGTGTGGGAGTAACGACCCAAAATCGTTCTGCGTTTAAATTACCTCCATTGAGATCTGTTGCGAATCCCACATTGCCTGCATCATCACTTCCACCGTGTGTTACTTTTGCTCTTACCTTTAATGCTTTGTATAAAAATGTGGTTTTTGAGTGTACCGCCTCATTGTCTTCGCCTGTACATGTCAATATCCCATTTTCGACTTCAGGATTTTTATTTATGTTCCACTTATTTGAAAGATCATAAATATATTCATTATGTGTAAAGTCACTATCTTGTCCCCACGCACCACAAATACCATTGTCCTGTGGATTGTCTCCAGGTCCCAAAAGAAATTCTAATTCACTGTTTGCATTAAATACAGACTGGAATCCTGCACCACTCCCCGGTCCATACTCCATGCCTGGTAACTCTTCGGAGACTATTTTTACGAATTGCCATGTTTCACCACCATCTGTACTTTTATACAATTTAGCAGTTTTGTGGTCAGAACTGTCCGCTATCACTCGTAGATTAGATGAGTCATCGACTTTCAAGGCGCCAAAGGAGCCACTCTTGTAAAAAGGATAGTCAGTTATATTGTAGGTATGCCACGCACTATTTTTCCACTTTGTTAATTTCAATTTATTATCTCCTGAATATGCCCAGAAAATATACGGTTCATTGTTCTCATCAATATCCAGACCCCATATCCATGTATGACTCCCGTCAAATACTTTATCAGCCTCACTTTCGCTTATAGGTAATGTCAATTCAGTCCCATCTCGTTTCTTCCATTTCCCTTCTGAAATATCATAGTAAGCATAATAAAGATTAAAATAATCATTTGCATCATTTCTCCATAACCACACAATATGAATGTCACCATTGGGTGCTTTCATTGTCCTTGCATAAACACCCCAGAAATTAGGTTGAGAATCAAAATCAGTGATTTCTACTTCATTACTCCATGTTGAGCCGCCATCCGATGTAGTCTTATATACCCATTCTTGGGGACCATTTCTATAAAATACCCACAGTTTGTTATCTGTCCAAAAAACTTGAGGGTAGGTCGCTGCGCTTACAAGAGTTTGTTCACTTCCCCATGACGTTATGTCGTAAGGATTTGTAGATTTTTTATAATACTGAGGACCACCATGTGAACCATAAAATACATATAAATATCCATCGCCATCAATGCCTAACGCAGGAGCGCCATGACCGGGTTGATTTTCTCCCCACAGTGTGTGTCCCCCAATATCTGTCTCATTCTGGAATGTCTTTGTTGAATGATCATACTCAATTATGTGTCGCCCAACATAACGAGTTTGAAATATAATATATGTCTTATTTTGTGAAGGAACGTAAATTGCTTGTGGATATTGCGGGGGATAGATGCCATTCCCGTAAGTATTCGTAGAGATATTTGCAAATGACACTTGATATGGTGTTCCAAGAAAATCATCGAAGAACTCAAAAGTCTCCTCTCCGTCGCTTAAAGAGGAGGCAATAGAACTACCATAGTAGCAGTAAATTTCTTTATTGCTGTCTAAGTTATCATCAATCTTTACCCATACAGTAATTGGATCTTCCGAAGGATCTTCTATCCAGTATTTCAAGAGAGTAAGACCATCGTCTTTTGTGAAACGTATGTCATTGGGGAAATCTGAACAGTGACCATTAAGATGAAAATCTCCACCAGATGACGAACCAATCTTAAGCTTAATTTGGTATCCTGTGCCCGCTCCATTTGAACCGTTAATAATTAATCGTTTCCTATAAGAAAAACCCGAAAGCCAGGGAGCTATCTTTAGAAGAGAAGAGGAAGATGTGGAATCTAAAATGTCAGTACAACTTCCCACAATCGGTCCGCTTCTGGAGGAACTGTCTTGTAATCCAATTATGTCTGTACAAGAAAAGCTGGTTTCTTCACTTCCAGCACTACTGAATGTCGGCTCAGGAGAAACATATTTGCGAATTAAAACTCTGCCTGGATAGTTTATTGTTGTATAACCGTAGTTGTTATATAAATCGGAAATTTCTTAAGCACTCAAAGCCCTATTAAAGACAAAAACTTCATCAATGATACCATCAAAATAGTTAGTATCATTTCCCCTTCTTCCTATATTAACATCATCGTAAAATACAGCATCAGATGTATGGACATGAGTTGCTTTTTCGTCTCCATTCACATAAAGGCGAGTGGTTTTTCCATCACTTTCAACTACCCCTACAACATGATACCAAGTATTTGATGAAATAAGTCCTTCAGCAGAACAAGCTCCCGGATCTGCGTCATTTATTCTAAATCCAATCTTTCCGCTAGTCCACAATACAATATCTGGATACCGATTATCACCTGAAGTACCACCACCTGAAAAAATCTGCATCTCATGGCTCAGACTATCAACCTTAAACCACAGACTTACACTGTAAGTTTTATCAATCGAAGTTCCTACATTCTCGCAATCCACGTAATCACTGCTTCCGTTAAAACTCAAAGCAGAGCCAAATTTTCCTGTTGTCCAATCTGCTCCGTGAATACTTCCATCATAGTCATTGCCAGAGGTGTCTTCAGCGATGATTCCAGAGTTTTCATCGAAATGCCAGCTACCTTTAACTGGTTGATTTCCATTTATTACTCTTATAAATGTCGCTTCCGCATCGCTTGCTGAAACTTCTCCACTCTTACCATAATACACGTAAATATCCACGTTATTATCTAAGTTATCGTTAACCTCTACCCAAACCGTAATAGGGTCTTCAGAAGGATCTTCTATCCAATAATCAAGAGGAGTAGTGCCATCGTTATCTGTAAAGCGGATGTCATTAGGGAAGTCCTCGCAGTGTCCCTCTAAATGGAAGTCTCCACCAGATGACGAACCTATTTTTAACTTAACTTGATAATTTTCTCCGGCTCCACTCGAACCGGAGATAGTTACTTTCTTCCTGTATTCATAATCAGATAACCAACCCATATTATGAGGACTACAATGTTAAAGAAGAGTTATTCACATTCATCTTTTCGTGTTTTCCACTCAGGATAATCTTCATGACCCCAGTATTTAATCTCATCGAGAGGCAAAACTTCATGCTCACCTTGATCACAATAACACCAAGGGTTCTGTGGATATGGATTTTTGGTAGACTTCCACAACCACCATGTCTTTCCCCCTCGTGCTGCTTCGCCTCTAAATGCCCTCAGTATAAATCGTCCGTCAAAGAATTTTCTGTTAGGTTCAGGTAAATCTTTATCAGAATAAAAGAAGAGCTCATGATAATCTCCTCTCTCAACGCCCGTCTCTACCTTTCCTGTCCAAATTGTTCCCAAATAAGCCCAAGTGTACGGCAAGCTCCCAACTTCCCCAGGAGAAATGAAGAAAGAAGTTTCGTGAATTATAATCTTATTGATAAGCTTAGCTCCTTCCTTGTCTATAAGGAATTCCTTTATTTTGGACTTTGGCATTGTAGGTTTAGCAATCTCAACTTTAGGAATAACTTTAACCTTCTGAACATTAGCTGGACCCTTTTGCTCAGGGTTGAGTTGTCCTAACATTCCTCTCACATAAGACTGCATATCACTTTCTGTTATAGTGCATTGTGGGAGAGTTGAAACACCATCAAGCTTCCATCTTAAATCTTGATGCAAACTGTGATGTAGTATCATTTCCTCAAATGATATCTTGCCTTTATCAAATGCCTCTTTGTCTTCTGGTTCAATGCCTCTAATGTGCCATTGTGAGTTGTGAGAGAATCCCAAAGGAGTCATGTACGAATGGTCTTCCTCTACCTCTAAAGAACAAGCATGAGTCTGTGTCCACACAGTAGAGTCTTTTGGAATCTTAATTCTTTCTATTTTCACAACTGTGACTGTGACATCAACAAGAGGATTATCATAAATTTGTTTATCAATGTATTCAGTGTGTAAACTCTCTTCTGTCCATTCATAGTTTCGTGCACAATCATCACTACAAAACATAAAATCTGTCTTCGCATTCCATGAAAGAGGAATCGGAACACGACAATTAAGACAACGCTTAGGTGTTTTTGAGATAATCTTGTCGCCAACCTTTAGGTCTTTTGCCTCCCTCCAACCTTCTGTTGTGAGAAAGGGGTGATTTTCAGTCACTCGAATATCGTATTTAAGGTCCTTTATATTATCACACTGAAGATGAACTTTAATCCAATCATAAATGCCTTCAAACACATCCTTTCGTGTGACTCGCATGAACCTACCCTTATGAGTCAGGACTTTCTCGCCCGGATAAATCTTATTCCAAGGTTTCCATCCGCCTTCCGTAAGGACTTTTGTTCGGGGAGAGGCAAAACACCAAGCCACTCCTCCTCTCTGGTCTTTATAATATTTCTTAGGTAAAGGTTTGAGAGGATAATCCTTAACTATTCGAGAGTATTCTTCTTTTGGGAGAGGAACCATTCGTGATTTTTCTTCTTCTCGCTCTTTCAACTGATAACCACAATAAGGACAATCAGACGGAATCGGAGAATGTGGAACGTATATCCATCTTCCACAATTAGGACAGTTTATTTGTAGGGGAAGAGATAATTCATGCTTGCCAGTAAATGGATACTCGCTATCTTCTAAATATTGAACTGGATTCTTAATAAAGTTTTGTACGCCTTGAGGAAGGTTAATTCTTACAGGCTTCTTAAAATTGTGGACTTCTTTAATGTAATAAGCGTAAAGGGGAAGTGACCAATTCCAATTTTCAAACTCTTTCTTGGTTACTCTGTGATATTTCTGGAGAGCCTTAAATTGCCCTCCTGTCTCAATTTCTTTTGGCTCCTTGAGTTCTAACACACCATAAGCATATTTGTTGTCACAGTATAGGAATGGGACACCTGCTATCTTAAATTTCCTATCCTTGAGGATTACTGTCTTATGACAATCGTGAATAAGCTTAGCGTGTGGCGATGGGAGGTACATTCCTCTATTTGGAATATGCAATCCCTTCGCATGTCTATAATTGAGTTCTGACTCTACCAGTTCAAGTAAGGTATTTACATTCTGAGTGTTTAAAAGTTCACTCTTCATTTTGAACCTTCTTCAGTGCATTATAAAATTGAATTAGTTTCGGGGTAGATAAAGACCTAATATATTCACAATACTTCTTGATCTCTGGAGGCATATTTTCTTTCCACTTTGCTAAGACCTCTAATGGTATCCGCTGAGGCTCGAGTAACGCAAGACGGTGCAATACAACTAAATTATCGGAGGTCTTTCTTTCTGGTACTGGCTCCATCGCTCTGTTTATGTATCCCGTATAATACGGATATTCTGGGTGAGTCTCATTTGCATTATAGAGGACTTCTTCGGAGGACACTCTGAGAACGTCTCCAACACTACACTTAATTTTTGTATTATCCGACTTTCCATATTCCATAAAGAATCGAGCACCTCGTCTGTCTAAATAATCTTGACACTCTTTCTTTTTATAAAGATGACCATTATACAAACATCGAACACGTTTATACGCCTGAGTGTCATCAAGCATCATCTTAGCATATCCGGCTGGTATTTCGATACCCAAATAATAATTCCATACATCGGTTTGTCCCTTTACCAATTTCTTATCCAGCACCACAGTATCAACTTCATGCCACAGCTTACACTTTGCCCATCCGTGGTTCGTGGGTGTTTGATATGGATGATCTAATGTTTTGACCATTATGCCTTCTTGTACACCCTCGTGCAAATTATGTTTTGACCTTTCTATCAAATGAATAGCCTTATCTACTGCGTTTTTATTACTCCCGTTGACTATATATCCAGAGTAACCGGGAACGACTACATTAGATACTCTTTCTATTTTGATATGAGACGTGGATTTGAAGGCACGAAGCAACTTCAGTCTCTCTTCAAGAGGATTACCACGCACATCCTTGCCTTTGTATATAAGGACGTCAAAAGCAAGGGCATAAGTATAAGGTATGAATCTTTCGGGAGGAAGTTTAGTATTTATAATTCCATTTATGACAGTCCTGTGTAGAGCTTTATTGCCTTTTGCTGCATAAAGTTCCCCATCAAGAGCTGTGTTGTCAGGAAAGTGCTCCTCAATTTCTTTTGCTATCTGAGGAACGTATTTGTTTATTAGTGGGGACTTTTGTTTGAGTTCTTCTGGATCTACAAATACATACCCCTTACCGCCTGACTTCCAAAGAGTGATTCTCAGACCATCGGCTTTAACATCGATAAGGAGCTTCTTTTCATCCCATCCAGCACTCACAATATCTTCGTGAATAGTAGGGAGGAAGAATCGTAAGTAGGGTTTAGCCTTGGAAAGGTATCCAACTTTAAGGCTCTTCGTTTCTTCAGATGTACTTATTAGTTTTGCTCGCTTCTTATTCCATTCTTTTAATTCTTCTTCGTCTTTGGGAGGTTTGGACTTCATGTATTTCTTGGCTTTTAAATATGTCTGCCAGAAAGAAGTCTTAAGTGCTTCCTTAGGATCTTTATTAGGATGCTCTATTTTGTATAGCTCAGGTTGAGTGGGAGGAACGAGTGCAAAATATATACCACGAAGAGCATCCACCAAAGCAGCAAAATATTTATAGCACATATCAAGTGTCCACTCACCCCACTTCTTTCCCGCCTTCAAACGAGGAACGGCACTATTTGCTAAATATCGCAAATCCGCAATGCATTCTTTCCACCTTGTCTTAACATGTTTAATGTCATAATCCACTCCTTTGGAAAGGAATTCTTTGAGGTGAAGCTTTTCTAATTCACTAGAAGTTCCATTTATTCGTTCAACCTGTCCGCTTTTAGAGAATTCAAGTGTCATATCCTTTTCTGCCCAAAAGATGGGTATATCCCACCGTTCTTTCAATCTTCTAAGGACTTCACTTTTGTGTTCTTTTAAATCTTTCCTGAAATTTGTGAGAGTAATAGACAAAAGACCTTTCTCTTTTCCACTTCGTGTTTTCTCAAGCTGTAAAAGGAAATCCTCAAATGATATTTTGTGATCCGATTTTTTGTAAGAGCCTATTCCAACTATAATGTGAGAGGGTGGTAAACCAAATGCTTTTATAACTGCTTGGGGAATGTAAGGTGGGAGTTCGGGAATAATATCAACATCATAACTTGGAATTCTAATCCCACCTGCTGGCTCGTGAGGAGCGACATTAGCTTTTAGCCAATTCATGTGGAGACCTTTAATTGAGAACTTGTTGCTTATCACTTGAATGTGCTCACGAAGCTCGTCATCTTTTGCCCATCTCTTTATTGCTGCTACCGAATACATCGGAACACCTTGGTCTGCATAATATTTCCATTCGCTATATTCATCTCTATCTATATCCGTAATTATAACAGCATCTATATCCCTGACTCGCTGAGTGGGTTCTAAAAGAACTTTCGCTTTAGAGGACTCAATCAATATACAAGAATGTCCCTTTGCTTCTGCATTTACTCCGAGAAATGTTACTCGCAAGCTCATTCTAACTTAAATTCTTTCCCACTCACTCAATCGAATGGTATTAGAAAGAGTAGCAGACATTCTAATATAAGAATTCTTACGCTTAAAGGTTAAACTTAGTGGTTGTGAACCTTTCTTAAATGAAACTCTAAACATTACTGAGTTCGTGCCTTTATGAAGCAAGCGTGGAAATCGGAATATCCCAAAGTCGGGTCTTACAGTACAGTCCCAAGGAACAGTAATATCGAGTTCGATACCAAGCCCAAATATGGACATGCCACATATTGTATTTTTAATTGTTATGTCGTCAGGAAGTAAATCATCGTGATTATTCCCAAGTCTTGGCTCAACTATCCATGCTTCGACTATCGGATAGTTTAAAGGCAACTCCCCGTATCCCCCATTTCCCCATTCTGTTCCCCAAGAATTCTTAAATTCATAATATTTATCTTTAAGGTTATATCCAACAATGGTAATGGCGTGATATCCTAAGAATTTTCCAGATGGCATTGGTATACGAGCATCATAGGACCAATTATCATACACAGGAACGGCTGCAAATACTGGTAGCTTATGAGTATACATCGTACCGGTAATGTCATTGAATATTCTGTGATACTCTCCTATCCTATAGGACAGAGCGTTCTTTTTAATTGAACTCTCACTGCATCGTTCTTGACACGTCGACAAAGGAAAGCACATTTCTTGACATGTTCCTTCTTTTTGCATTATCTTGAGAGCGTTTCTAAGAACCATGCCGTCTCCTTTGTAAGAACGGCGTTTATAAATGTAACATTCGGATAAATCTGTATCGTAAAATTGTCTCGATTCCACAATTGCACACAATGCACAAGGAACGCATATCTGTCGAGAGCCTTGATTCACCACAGGTCCTTGATATTTCTTAAGACTAAATACTTTAGGTTTCTCCTTTGAAGTAAGAGCCGCATAAATGACGTCTCTTCTATCCCAAGGAGAAGGAACTGCTCCTAAATTAAAAATAAAAAGAAAAGAATTATTCATCTTACGCTCCTATTCCTGGAAATACAGGATAGGTAGGATTTTTCTGTTCCCACACACACAAGTTTCCTATGCCAATGTCTGGCACTTCAATTGTGCCAGCGGGTTTCGGTACTGACCAGCTCATTTCACCAGATAATGTGAATTGCTTTGCGTCCATTATTGTTGTCTTTGCGTAAGTCTTGCCAGTGTTACTCACCTCAGCAGCACCTATCCCTGCACCTCCATTTGCTCCAGAGACACTGTACTGGTATTGTATGTCATAGGGCGAAACACTGGAAGTAGAGGTTACAGTTAATTCAGCATTAGACATTCCCATCAAACCAATTGTGCCTAATGAATAACTGGCATTGTGAACATTTGCACCACCCATATTCTCTCTCATGGATGCACCAGCTATTAAAGCATGTCCTCGCAGATAGGAATAGTTTGTAGCCACCATCATGATATTACCAGCATTAGTAGCTTCTTGTTTGAACAATACTGTACCATAATCAGCAGCACTTTCTGAATTGTAAACCACTCCTTCGTACAGGTCTTCTCGAAAGTCAATGTAATATAATTCATGATCAACTCCTGATGCATCTGTGGCGTTGAGCGTAACAACACTGGAAAGGGCTGCTTGAGAAAGCGGAACGAGACACAACACTAAAAGAGTCACTAACAGAACAATCGCTCGCATTTTCTTCTCCTAATCATGTTTAATTATACAAATAGCTTTAGGTTTTCTTACTACAACTTTGTATTTCATTTCTACTATTGCGCCACGCAAATCATTAAGAGGATCAGAATATTTTTTCACGGTTATGTCCTCTTTCATGAGGATCAATGCTGCCATTTCGGCATCTAACACCACTGCTCCAACATCTCCTGCGTTTTCCCATCCCCAATTGTTGTCTCCATTTGAAGTAATTGAAATATATCTAATGTTGAGTGAGCCACCCTCTGTCATGAAAGGAGTTTGAGTTATTGAAAACGCAGTAAAGAGGAATTTTAAATTGGTGATCATATAAGTTGGGGTAAACTGAGAATCCGAAACGTTCACACATGCATTTTGAATCGCTGTCAATGGAGAAGCACCATCACACGTTTCCGAGTGTCCTGCATTGTCAATCAAAGTGGAAATTGCATCTCGATTCAAAGTATTCTCTAATCTCATACCAGCGAGAGAAACCTCATTTTCAATCAAACCGAACTCTGCATCCTCAACTAATTCTTTTGGAGCAAGAGGTAAAGTCCAAGCCTTTTCGGTAACCGCGTCAATGCTTGTGTATTTAGGATGGAAAATGGGAACTTCTCCTTTATAAGCTCCTTTTGAAGCGTATCCATTTGCGTCAGACGTGAATACTCTCACTCTATGCGAACTTGTTTTGACAACAGGTAATATCTTCCTCATGAATTCTCTTTGTTTAGCTCCAGCTACAACGGCATTGTAATAGGCTTTCTGCGTTAGTCGTCGTATATCATCAGACGCACTGAGTTCGTGGGTCTGCACCTTAGCGACGTATTCTTTTAACCTATCAGCTAATTCACCCATTTCTTTCTCCTTCAAATCTTTCGTAGAATTTTACACTATTCTTGCAGACGGTGACGCTGGAGCTGGGACAAGAGCTAAATGCTCCAACGTCAAGTCCTTAATTAAGGTATAGGTTTTATAATCCTCATCAATAGAAGAGAAGCGCACAGACAAACCATGATTTCCTCTCAAGAGCTCTCTAACTACCTCCTCATTGTGTTGAGGATAAACATGAATGTCTCCACGAAGCGCTCTACCATCCCATCGAATGTTTTTAACTTCTCCAACTTCCTTTCCATTGTGAAAAATTTGAAAGGGTAACTTTTTAGGAATACGAGCATTTTTCAGAACATTAGGGGGAATGAAAATAGGAACACCTTGGGATGTGGAGTCGTATAACATGTCCCCACTCTCTACTAAAATCCTATCGTGAAATATGTCCTTTTTCTCTCGTCCTAAAGGTGTAAATGTATCGTGAATCATCCTGTCTTATATGAGATCTCTTTTGGCTCATTTAATTTAAATATAGCTCCCTCAGCTCGTTCTCCCATGAGATTATCATTAATAGAACATTCAAGGACTCTTTGGAAATAAGGAATTGTATTCTTGAGAAAGAATTCCATCCTTACCTTAGCAGTTGCATACTGTGAAGTTGCTATACCCTGTCCAAGAGTTTCAGCCGGAACCATTAAGCCGGTTGCAGCGAGACTTGTGTAATATTGCAAATAATCTAAGAGAGCTGGAAATCCAGATGTGTCAATTGGATCAATTTTAACCTTGTCTGTCGAAACAAACTCATGACCAACGTGAATCTTTCTAAATTGTCTCTCCAATTCCTTGAGCTTGTTTTCGTCAGGATAGAGTCCTCGTCTATCAGGAAGACACTGAATATGATATTTCGCAAAACCGTGTCTGATAATACCTTCGTGAACACTTTCATCAATTTCTTTTTTCCATTTAAGAGGTTGTCTTGCTACACCTATCATAGATATGCCAAAAGATGAGTCCGTACGAGCCATAGCTTGAAAGTGCCAAATATTCTTTACGCGAACAAGCTTAACGCCTTCTCGCACAAAGTAATTACCATTCTGAGTTACTACATTGAGCGGAAATAAAACTTCAATATCAGTAAAATGGTTATCCCTCCCGAAGAGGATTCTCGAATAACTGTCACCAAACACTAAAGCGTCTCGCATAACAGAATAAAGCTTTGGAAATACTTTATCAAAGCGCCGTGTGTATCTTTCCCTAATTTGCTCACTCTCACCATGAATTTCAAAACCAGCAGAAAGAACAGCAAAGGTAACGGCTTCAACTGCTGCAAATGCAGGAGGACTCGTCAAATATAATTCCCAGTCTTCTTGAGATGGTCCACCCACCTCTAACGCGTGTGTAGTCTTAAAAGTTCTGAAAGACTCATCACTTTCGTCTTCACCACTCGGAGCACCTACTTTCCAAGGATCTGTATCCCGATCACCATACAATTGTCCAAGTACTTTCTTCCACATTAAGCGACCGTTCTCCACCAATCGCTCCCCAAATATCCGTAGTTTCTTCATCGTCAATATGTCGTTCGAGCCCCAAGGAGGCGAGAGCCAACGCGTCCACGAGGTCGTCATGTGCTCCTCCTTCGGGACCACATTTACTTAAGTTATCATCTAAATATACAAAAGCTGAAAGCTGATCAATCAACTTTTGTTCATCTTTAGGTATGTGAATCGAATTATAAGCGAAACACAAAACTAAATTATCAATGATTTTCTTTTTCAATTTGTCATTAGACATTAGGACAGGCTCAATCGGAAGGTCCGAGAGTTCCTCCAGTATGGGATCACCAATCGATGTCTGATCCGCATATATCGTGGTAGGATTAAATTTTTTTGCTCTATCGCGTATTATAGCATATTGTTCTCGCCAAGTTGTCTTGAGTGGTAAAATTTCAGTGTATATGACGTGACCTTTATCATTAAGGACTACCAATGCTGTATGATCTCGCTTGCGTCCAAAGTCGAGACCCATTATTGTCTCTCCTGTATATTTTGATCTTGTATCTGTAATGGCATTGAGGAGTTGCTCATCCGGAATCACTCTATTAGAAGTTGCTACAAATTCAGCTTTAAATACTTGATCAAAAAAGGAAGGGGACATATCTTTTTGAGCATCCCTTATCATTTCTTCAGTGATAAACCAACAGTCTTCAAGTTTTACCGCGTAATTTCGTGCTGTCCCAGAATACCAAAGCTTGAGAAAGGGTCCTGAAGATAAAAATGGAGTCGAAACTCCTATTTCAGTTGCTCCCTTCGTTTTACCCATCTGATAAAACAAACCATAATATGAGGAGGGACGAATTCGTGCTAACTCGTCTAAGAGTATAAGGTCTGGATGATAGCCACCTCGAGTCTTTTCATTTTGCGCTATCGCTAAGACTCTTGAACCATTCTTGAGTTTTATTTGTTCTTTACTGTCATACACTATGAAGTTTCTAAAGGGAGACATAGCCACCCATCCACGGATTCTATCTATATGCTGCACGGCTATTGGCATTGAAATTGAACCTATGAGAGTGAAGGAATTATCAAAAAGTGTCAAATTCAAATATGCCATAATGTCCTCAAGAACGCTCTTACCAGTTCCAGACGGAGCTTTCAAAAGAATCTTCTTGTAACCAGAAAGCCAATCCTTAATTATTTCGTAGGACCACCAGCCTCTTGGGTGAACTGGTAATTCCTGAGTTGCTTCAAATATCGCAAGATGTTCTTTGGTT